GTGGACCTTGTGGTCCGGTGGGGCCGGTGTCACCTTGGATTCCTTGAGCGCCCGTAGGCCCGGTCGGGCCGACAGCACCTTGCGCCCCCGTGGGCCCAGTGTTGCCCTGAATGCCCTGTTCGCCCTGAATGCCCTGCACGCCTTGCGGGCCGGTCGGACCAATATCGCCTTGGATTCCCTGAGCGCCGGTCGGTCCAGTTGGACCGGCAACGGTTGAAGCTGCGCCCGTGGGGCCGGTGGGTCCGGTGATCGAATCGCCTTGAGGGCCGGTCGGGCCGGTTGCGCCCGTATCACCCGGTGTGCCTTGAATTCCTTGTGGGCCTTGCGGTCCCGTGGGGCCAACGTAGCCTTGAGGTCCGGTCGGGCCTGCCGCGCCGGTCGGGCCATTCTGCGTGTAGGTGACCTGAGTAGCCGTGAAGATCACGCCCGGAATCTGCGGAGAAACCGGCGCTGTGCCTGCGGGTACAGTTTGGATCGAAACGGTGGTATTCGTAGTCGCCCAAATCATTTCGATGTAGTCAGATGCAGCCAACTTCAATACAAAGTTGACGGTCATCAAACCATACCCGTCCACGTTGCCGTGACGCTGCTGAATGCTCAAACGGGTATCTGAATCGGGAATATCGCCCGAGCTTCCCGAGTCATTCTTCCGCAGCCACACGTTAACATCGTGAATCTGCGTGTCTGTGTTGACGAACTGAATAGAGAACGTCAGGCTATAAGTACCGGCCTGCGTAAACGTGACGCGGCTTCCCGAAGCAACATAAATCCCGTTGGAGTCGGGATCAGTATTATTTAGGCCAACCGAGTAAGCTGTATTCGCTGCCGTGGCAATTTGGTCAGTCGTATCCCAAAACGATCCCCAATAGGCCACAGTGCCGCCCGCGCCGGGGTTGCCTTGTGGACCCGTGGGCCCAGTTGAGCCTTGAGGGCCGGTGGGCCCAACAAAACCTTGATCGCCTTGAACACCCTGTGGTCCCGTTGGGCCGTGATCACCTTGAATGCCTTGCGGACCCGTCGGACCAGTTGGGCCGGGAACGGTTGACGCGCTTCCGGTAGGACCAGTTGGTCCTGCGTTGCCTTGAGAACCAGTCGGTCCAATCGGTCCAGTCGGTCCGGGCACGCCTTGGTCACCCTGAATACCTTGTACGCCCTGCGGTCCCGTAGGTCCAGTGTCCCCTTGAGCACCAGTTGGGCCGGTCGCGCCTACGTTTCCCTGCGCTCCAGTTGGCCCCGCAGAGCCTTGCGGACCTGTTGGACCGGCATCACCTTGAATGCCTTGATTTCCTTGTGGTCCGGTCGGTCCAAGATTGCCTTGAGCACCTTGAGCACCCGTTGGCCCAGTAGGTCCAAGATTCCCGGTGGGACCAGTTGAGCCAGTAGGACCAATTGCTCCTTGTGCTCCAGTTGGGCCTTGCGGTCCTGTAGGACCATGATCGCCCTGAATACCTTGGATGCCCTGAACACCTTGCGGTCCTGTAGGGCCGATATTCCCCTGATTACCTTGATTGCCGGTTGGACCCGTGGGGCCAATGCTTCCTGTGGGTCCGGTCGCGCCTTGAGCACCCTGCGCCCCGGTCGGGCCGGTTGCGCCAACACTTCCGGTCGGACCAGTTAAGCCTGTGCTGCCAGTAGCGCCCGTGGGACCAGTAGGCCCACCCGCAGGACCGGGGGCACCCGTGGCACCCGTGGGTCCGGCAGTTCCGGCAGGCCCAGTAGGTCCGGCAGTACCCGAAGGCCCGGTCGGTCCTGTAGCCCCGGCAACACTGCGGTCAAGCCTGACGCTTACATCAGGCGTGGGGGTGACCTGAAGATTGACGTTGTTACCGTCTTGGACGACAACCTTGATGTTGCTCATACCACCACCACCCCGTCGGAGCGAACAAGGAACAGCAAGAAGATGATTGCGTCATCCTGCGGCGTGCTGCCACTAGCGGGGAAGGAAACCTTGATGCGACCTGAGAAACCCACGCAATCCTGAGCGTTGATTTCTAGCTGAGGATCGCTGTTGATCAGCGACCAAGTGGAATCGTCAATGACAAGCGTGAACGTGCCTGCCGCGTCATTGCGGTTGCTTATCGTGAGGTTGACCGGCGTGGGGGTCGGCGTGTAATCCGCAATGTCGAATGTCAGACCGTTGCGGGTGTCTACGATGTTGCTGACTTGTCGCCGGACGATCTGAGCGTCAAGCGTTGCGCCGGTCAGAGGGATCGGCAGGCCGGTAGCGCAATTGGTGAACGAAAGATTCCAGTAGGTCTTTTGGTTCCAAACCAGTTCACCGGCAAGAATTGGATTGTCGAACCCGCTGACTTGGGCAAGCGTGTTCTTATTGAAGATCGCCATGCGATTCCCCTAACCGGGTAGTGACGCTCCCCACGCTCTTGCGGGGCTACGGAATGGTGTCTTGTCTTGCTAAATTCTAAGACCGGGCCTTAATTCGGTCAATGATTGACCAAAGATTTTCAATCGTGACGTTGCCATTGCCCATAGCAAGCAAGTCGGTGTAGTCGGTGATCGGAGCTTTCAAAACTTCCCCGGTCATAGGGTTTACCCTTCCCGGATCATCAGCAATGAAATAGCTTGTAAATTGTTGGGGCACATCAAACACAAACTTGCCGTCAATTGTCTGACCAATCCCGACAAGCACACGAACAAAGTTGCCAATGTTGTGATCAAAAGATTGAATCTTTGTTTCCATTTCAAGCCTCACAGATAGCCGGGGAAGTACACATATCCACCATCGTTGGTCGCAACCCTAATCCATGCGGCGCGATTATTTGGATCACTTGGAGCAGTATTGTTGTTCACATAGTAAACGTACTGTCCATTTGTCGCGCCACTTGCAACTTGCACAAATGCTGATGCGTGTTTGCCATCAACATAATCAGCATTCAAATTGGCAACCAATGTCGAGTTGTCAATGATCATTGCGCCGCCACTGACTTCAAGCGCAGTAGTACCACCACTTGTGGCAAATGCCAAAACCCCTGCACGAGTTCCTGAAGCAGCTGCCGAACCGACAACGCCGACACCGCTAGACCCACTGACAACTCCCGAAGCACCGCGCCCAAATGTCAACGAAGATGTTCCATAGAGCGCAATGTAAGCCGTTCCAGTTGATGTGGCCTTTACAACTGAACCAAATAAATCTTGGTTGTCGCCAGTGAATTCAGCCTTGCCAACACCGAAAATGTTTCCAGTCACCTCAAGTGCCGTACCAGTCCATTTGACAGATTGAGTGCTAGAGCCAACCGAAAACTTATAGGCACCACCGCTATAACCCAAGAACCAACCAGTCCCTGTGCTGTAGTCAGTCTGTCCACCAAGAATTTTTCCAGTCGAGCTTGTGGTGATCGTGTCTTGAACAGTCAAGGCACCCGTATTGACTGTGATAGCTGATAGCGTGCCGACCTTTAACGCAGAAATGTAAGGTGCGGACCAAACGGTTGTGACCCCGTTATAAATACCATCTGATTGATAAAGAGAATCATTACTCGACGGATTGGGATCGGAGTCATACCAAGTGACAGCAAATGCCGCACCCCAAACAGCAGAACTTTGTCCGCTTGTCGGTTTGTTGTCGCCACTTACCGTAACTGTGCCTGCTACGGCAACGGGATTATTGGCAATACGCGCAAACATTAACCGAGCTTGTGCGCCGGTAGCGCCAGTGGCACCAGTTGCTCCCACTGTGCCAGTCGGACCAGTAATCCCCGCGTATCCCGCCGCCAAAATGCTTGCGGTTGTCCAATTAATTGTTGTTGTTGTCGCTGTTGCGCTATCAATAATTGATGCGGTAGCTGCCCACAATGTGTACCCCGGAGATGGAGAAGATGTAATTGTGGAGCTCCATCCCGGAGGATCAGGCGTAAATGTTCCGCTTGACCATGTATAAGTGGATGTGCCAGTTGGACCTGATGGAATGGTTGCCGCCCATTGATAAACAACAGGTCGCGCCGTCTTGCTTCCATTGATACCCGTGGGACCAGTGCTGCCATTTGTGCCATTGGCAGATTGAGCAACGACAGAAAAACCGCTAGTCCAATTGACAGATGTACTTGTTACGCCACCAACATCAGCAACGGCTTTTGAAGCAATCCACAAATATAAGCCGGGGGTTCCGGGATTGGCCGAAAGCGTAACAGACCATCCACTGCCGCCCGTATACGAAGTATTAGAACCGCTTGCCCAAACATAAGTAGATGATCCCGAAGGATTTCCGGGTTGCGTTGGCGACCATTGATATAGATATGCGGTGGCGTATTGATTCCCGCCAATACCAGTTGGACCAGTTACGCCAGTCGCGCCAGTTGGCCCTGATGTGCCGGTTGGACCCAAAGGCCCAGTCGGACCTGATCCACCTGTCGGACCCGAACTACCCGTTGGGCCTTGAGTGCCGGTCGGACCCGATGCCCCGGTTGGGCCTTGCCCACCTGTTGCCCCTTGATTGCCAGTTGGACCAATAGTGCCGGTCGGACCAGTTGGACCGACAATGCCACTATCAAGAAAAATGAATTGAAGCGAATTGAAGCTTGTTTGATAAATGGTGCCCGTGTTGTCTTTGTATCGGGCAGGAACCGACAAAAGAGCAGGCGAACTTGTCATGGCAGTGGGGTCGCCCCACTGTGCATAAACGCCACCATCTGTAATTGCGCCCATCACCAATCCACCCGTGGTGGTGATGTCGCCGTTTCCAGTCGTTGCTGAGTTACCAATGCGCCATGTGTTGTTTACAAATGCCGCATCACTATCGGTTTGCGAAGTAACAAAATTGACCTGAACACCACCAAATGTCAGATACAAACGGGGATTGATATTTGTGAATGTTGGCACCCCCCCTGTGCGGGGAACCTGAATTACTGATGGCGACCATGAAGTAGCAATCAGTGATGAAATGATTGGTGCCCAAGAGAACGAAGCAGAAGTCGTAGATTTTTGAGATGTAGCAAGTTCATTGCTGACTGAAAACGCAAAATAATAAGTGCCTGATCCAACAATGACATTGCTAAATTTAATTGCAGCACCGGCAGGAAACACTGCTTCATTGATCGGCGTTTGAACGCTCCACACATCCCAATCTGTTATTGAGGGGGTTGCCGACTTGGTGTAATACAGAGTCACACTTGTGACCCGCGCCGTGCTTGGCAATTGACAGGTAACGCTAAAAGTCGGAGGAGAAAGCGCCGGTTGCTGATCGCTAAAAGTTGGCGCAGGAAGTGCAGGGAAATAATAGCCCGATTGAAGATCACTGTTTGGCGCAGGCGCAAATGCTGTGATGCTTGCGTCGTCGTAAACCTGAGCGTTGTATTCGCTCAATTCAAATCGAGCACCAAGATTGCCGTCAGGCAATGAAGTCTCATTGACTTTGATGACGCGGAACAGCTTGTTCGTCCAACCATAAGCAGAGTTGGTCACGCTCACCACATCGCCCGCATTGACCTGAATGCCGGGGTATGCCGTGTTGAAGGAAACGATCAGGTCTTCGCGGGCTTGCTCCAACATCCGATTCCCGAGGTACTGCGCCTGAACAGAGTCATTGACCATGCTCAGGGTCGCGGTGTACTTGTTCACCGGCTCATTCGGATAGAGCAGCGAAGGATTGAGTACCGCTAGATCGAGGAAGATATAGCCGGGTTTATCTTTGTTGTCTTTCCAAGGAAACGACAACTCAACTTGATTGATGCTTGATGTGATGTCGGTGGCCGACACCCGAATGTCGCCAATGATGTTGGTGTCATCGAACGCAAAGCCCGTGGACTCTGCCTTATTGATGATCGGTGCCCATTGACCCGATTCAGCTTGATAGCCGATCCATGAATCGCAGGCAATCAGGATATTTTCAATGTTGTTGAGTACGCTTTCACCCGTATCAAGCACACCATTGATTCGATACCGCGCTTGAGTGGCTGACCCACCGCCCGAAGGTGTGTAGGTGATTGTTTGGTCTGAGTAGGTGTCAAGATCGTCGCAAGCCGTGGTGTTGACGTTTGCCAAAGGCACCGCGCCGCCATAGACAGTGTTGGTCAGATAGTCCTTGAGGACAGAGCCGGGCTTTGCAACGCCGGTGCCGTTCAATGCGTGTTTGACTTTGAAGGTCAAAGGCTGAAGGCCGGTAGAGCCTGCATCAGTGCTGTATTTAAGATAGACGATGGCAAACGCAAGCCCGTTCATCTGCCGTCCCGATGAGGGCCACCGCAGGCTTACAGGTATGTCAGTGCCGCCCATCGCCACATTCGGCGCAGTGCCCAAAACTGTTGTGATGGTTCCTGCTGCGGTTGAGGTATAGAGATTGATGTAAAGATAGCCGTTGATCTTTGTATCAACATTACCCGCGCCGTCAGTCAATGAAGCAACTTGATTGGTTCCCGGCGCAAACGTAATAAGCCGATCACCGTAGTAGAACTGCGTAGTGTCGAAAGTAAACTGACCGTTTGGCGAAATGTTGCTGATTGCCAAAACGTAATACATCGCTTGGTTGTCAGAGGTCAGCACCGCATCAACAAACGTGCCGCCCATCCATGCGTCGCCATAGACGACAGGGATAGAGTTGTCTGCACTTGGGGGAATCTGCTGCCTTACGCCGTTGTCCTGCTGACGCGGAGGCTTTGCGCCAAATACACGATTGACGGTGTAGGAAATGGCGAAATTTGCCGCCATAGCAAACAACATACTTGATGCATACATCTCGGTTACAAAACCGACTGCGTATGCCGCCGCAAGAACAATTGATGATGGCATTTCTTATTCCTTACAGAAGGTGGACTCAATTCGCTTGAATCCGCGCCCTTCTAAATCTATTGATGGACTGTTTGCCATAAGGGATACGCTCATTACTTGCGCTCGACCTTCTTTAATCAATCTTTCTGCTCTTGTCTTATAGGCAATGAACAGCTTGCCGCCAATTGTTCCATCTCTGCACATAGGATCAACCCACCAAGCTAACTCTTTTACTTCATGCACGCCGGGACACCAAATGTTAGGAGTCACAATCGCCGCAAGCATCCCACGATAGTTGCTATCGACAAAAATGAATCCGCGACCGGCAATCAGACTAAAAAGGAAATGCCTTACATATTGATTGTCATGGAAAGCCGCTTGCCGAAGTTTGAAGATGGGTGATTCTGATGCGTACTTACGCATCATCTCAACGCACGCATCCAAATCAAACTTTGAAGCTTCGCGGATCAATTTTGTTGCACATCCGGTATGTCTTGACTACCCCCCGGCTCCGAAATACTTCCGGTGTTAGGTTTGCCGCCAAAGTCAAAATAGGTGTTAGAGATGGCATCGACTCGACTCATGGAGGTGTCGCCCGAATAGATCGACTGCCAAATGGTTTTGTTGGTCTTGATGCCTGCAATGCGATTTTCTAAAACACGCCTCATGCTTGAGCAAGTGATGTTGCAAGTCGCCACCCGCTGCCGCATCTGTTCGTTAAAGTCTTCAGTGATGCTGACGTTGTTGATGATGCCCTGCCACCGCTTAAAGAATTGTGTCGTCGGCGTGGTGATAATTTGATTGTTTGAATCTAAAAAACCGCGCCAAACCTCTACGGTGCTGCCTTTGATGTCACTTGAAAGAATCAGCGCAACGTAATTTGGATCGATGCCAGTCAGGGCAATCGACATATCAAACGATGTGGCCTTGACATCACGCTGCACTTCCCCAACAGACAGCAATGCACCCAATGCACTAAATGTATTGCCACCAACCGTAATCGGCGCAGCAGCATTGCAGAATGTGTAGATCGTTGGAGATGCCGGATTGCCAACAGACAACTTGACGAATTCGGCGTGTCGAATGTTCGCGCTATTCAGCGCGGTCATTGTGGTAGTCATGGCGCGACATTCTCCCGAAACACGAACGGCTGATCCCAGTTTACAAACGCGCCGGCGGTCATGGGCGTAAGCGTGTAGGTCGGGCAGACTTCAGCATAGACAGGAAAATACACCGCAGAACCAACAGCAGTAAGCGTGCCAGTTGCCGGGGTTCCGATTACAGGCCGGTGCAGGCTAACCGATACAGTCGATGCACTGCCGCGCAAGACTTGTTGCGTGACTTTGTAGACATAGCTTCCTAATTGAAGGAAATCGCCTGCTGCAAATACAACCGTACTTGATCCAACCGCAGGAAGATTGCCAACCGTGATGGTCTGTGAGTTGGCAGGGGGAACTGATGCAAGGGTCAATGCCGCCGCCTGCACTGCATTTAATCCACCTTTATATTCAGTAAACCAAGAAAGAGTGGCGCTGCTGAATGTGATGTTTGCAGGAAGCTCTCGGTCTAGGTTGTCAATCGTCTGAATGACATCTCGAACTTGCGGGTAGTACAGGAAGTTATGCGGCGTGATGGTGAACACCCAAGGCACTGACGTAAGGTATTGCGCCGTCCTGATCTGCCCACCACGGGTGACTTGCTGACCGATAGTTCGACGGTTGTTCACCGTCATCGACTGCTGAATGTCAACGATAGTTTGGAAAGACATTTACATTCTCCCTGCGCCAAGAGGCAGACGCTTCTGCGCATAAATGTTAGCCGCCCATACAGCGTTTGAACTTCCCATGATGCGTTCTTCAAAAGACTTCACATCAATTGCGTTGATGTTGTAGTTGGTCACATTGGTTGTGTTGCCCATTGCGCCCAATGCCTTGTTGGGAATGATTGACCCACTCATGCGCGGCACGAACAACTCAGGCCCACGCTCTCCAACCATGTAGGCCGAGCCACTTACAACTGCGCCGCCTTCTGCGCGACCGGGCAAAGGAATATCGGCCACAGGAACCGTAGTGCCGGTTTGCGGGCCTGCACTGAATCCAAGAAGATTTGCAAACATCTTCATGGCTTGCGCCTTGAGTTGAATGGCAATCAAGTCAAGAATGACGCTTCGCGCAAAGTCTTTGAAGTTCAACTTGCCGGTGCGGACAAAATTATCAAGAGCACGGCCCATGTTGCCCACCATAGAACCAAACATTGCCGCGCCGGTTTCCATTTCGGTCGGAAGGTTTTGGAAAAAATCTTTGGCCGCTTCCATGAAACCTTTGGTGATGTCGCCCGTGCGCCGTAATTCTTCGGTATCGCGCACCTTTTTGATCAGCGCAACCTGACGCTCATAAAGTTGATTTTGCTTTTCAATGCGTGCAGATCGGTCATCGGGCAGCAATTCCATTTGTTGAATTTCGCGCAAAGCTTCCATTTGCTGATGATTGAGTTCAATCATCTTGCGCCGATACTCAAATTCGTAATCAGTCAGGTCTTTCTTTTTGAAGTCCAACTCAATCAGTTGTTCTTCTAGATCAACGCGACGATCTAACGCTTTTTCATAATCAACTGTGGTGCTGATGAGCTTGCCGTACGCAATTTCAAGATTGTTCAGGGCATCTTGCTCGGCTTGATAGCGCCGCATAGAGTCTGCCCACATCTTCATCTTGGCTTTGAGTTCGGCTTCCACCTCCTTTGGAATCGCCACTTCTCGCCTTTGGCCTGTTGGCTGTCCTGCGCCGGCAAGCGGGGGGATGATGCTGCCGCGACCGCCGCCCGCGCCACCCAATACCTTTTGCTCAAAGCGGTCTAGTTCTTCGCGGTCTTTCTTTGCACGCTCAACAGCTTCCTTGTGAAGCCTACTGAATTCGTCTAAATCGCCACGAGCAAGTGCGCCGACTTGCTTAAAGATGGTTTCAATGTCCTTGTAAATTTGCGTAAAGACATACGCGACATTTGCACCAAGAACAAGAATTGTTTCGCCAACAGTCTTGAAAATGCTGAACAGCATATCGCCGCCGCTTTTCAGTTTGTTGAAGTAATCAAAAGCATCCGAGACTAGCGGGCCAAATTCCTTGATGAACTTGAGCAAAAATTCCCGACCGGCCTGCGCCAACTTATCGTAGAGTTCCGCAAGCTGCTCAATAGCTGCGGCTTGCTTTTGTGTTTCGACAAGCACCTTGTCCATGCCTTCGGCAATGCCGCCAAAGTCAACGCCTTTAGCTGCCTTGCCGAAGATTTCCATTGCTTTGGCCGAGCGAGTGACCGAATCGTCAATAGCCGCGATGCCCTTGACCGCTTTGCCAAACAATTCTTCGCCGGATAGCTTGCCGAGGTCTTGAAAGGAAACGCCGAGCTTGGCAAAGAGCTTCTGAGCCTCAAACGATCCTTCAGCCGCTTTGTCTACATAGCTGCTGAATGAGGAAAGCAACTTCCCTGCGTCTTCGGCTTTCCCGCCTGAGTTGGCTAGGGCATCTTGCAGCTTGATGATGCTGTCAATCGCAAACTCATTAGCCTTGGCAACATCGGCAATCTCATCGGCATATTGCATTGCCTTGGCGGTCATCGCCACGAAAGCAGTGCCCGCGATAGCCGCGCCGCGTTGAGCCTGTGCCGTGAATGTTTCTAGCTTGCGCTCGGCTTCTGCAAGCCCTTTGTTGAATTCTGCGGTGTCAAGACCGAGCAATACGCCCAAACGGGCAATCATGTTAGCCACGGTTGAACCTCTCTTTATTAAAGCCGGGGGCCATCGTCATAAAAGAAAGAAGCTGCTCACTAGCCTGAGCTTTCTTTTGTTCTTCCGACAACGGGGGAAAGATGTAGTCATTGGCAGGCCCAAGAATCTTAGCCAATGAGAATGGCGAAGCCGACTCTGCGCGAAGGTAGTTGAATACCCCGGTGATGAGAGTGCCAAGAAGATAGATTGAGTTGTGATTGCCCACCATGCCATCGGCATACATCGTCTGTATGTCGGCCATGATGGGTTCGTCCAAAGCCGCGATGGAGTCTTGAGTGTGCCCGTTGAAGATCATGGCGGCTTCTACCTGTTTCCTCAACGAGCGTGTTAGTTTCCCCGCGATTCCCTGTAGGTCGGGGAGATAACCTCAGTAATCTTCTCAATCAGGGCAAGCTGAGTGGACATTGGAAATTCAGCCTCAATGTCCTCATAGGTAATGTCATCCATCGTGCCTTCGACCGGCACCAGTAACTTGATGTACTCAGTGATGCGGGCTTGCGTCATCACTTGAGTCTTGGCGGTTTGCTTCAGGGAATTGCCATTGATGATGATGTCATCCTTAAGGAATTCAAAGCCGGTTTTGTCGGCTTCTTCCTTGAATTGCATCATTGGCTTTGCCAACTTTTCGTAGGTCGTCTGAATTAAAGCCTCATCGGGTTCACTGATGCGTTTGAACATGGCATCAGTCTCGGCAACGATAGGCACGCGAACCTTGAAGGTATGCCCTGCAAGTTCAAACTTTCGGGTGCGGAGTTCTTCCCGCTTAGCTTGGTATGACTCACCGAGAGCCGCTGCAATCTTGCTCATTTCTTAAATTTCCTTGACTTGTATTTAGTAATTTGTGCGGCTAATGTTTTGCCTAAGTCATTAGCCACCACCATTGCATTGCTTTCAAGCGCAGGTCGCAAATACGGTTTTGCCCCGTTATGTGCGCTGCCAAACTCTTGAGCAATAGCCCGAGCATCAGAATCCACCCCCATGAAGCGGGAGGAATCCACGCCCATTCTCTCAAGTTTTTTCTTGGCGCGGGCTAGTCCTTTTCCCTCGCTCATTGCTTTGAGTTTGCGCCCCGATGCGGTTGTGACCGCAGCAATGACCGTATCAGTCTCGCTCACATACTTGGAGCGACGATCACGCCGATTCGGTCGGCGGGCTTCTACTTGAAGCGAAAGGCGCAGACCGCCCGTGTCGACGGGGGCGTTTTGTTGAGCGTTTGCCAAAACAGGCTGCATCGCCTTTTTGGTCGCCGGGACTAGGATTTTGCTTCGGGCTTCCTTGTCCCCGATCTCTCGGGCAAGTTCATCAAAGACTTGTAAGACATCCGACAGACCTTCAAACTTGAATGTGAAGCCTGCCATGATGACCTATTGTGGCTTGATGATCTTGTGAAAGATTTGCGTGTTGATTGCGATAGCGTACTCGACAACCTCCTCGGGGGTCATCGTGTTGGCATGACGCGCAGCAATCTCGTGCGCTAACGAAATCGCCGTCATCCTTTGTTGTGTGAACCCAAACCAGTCCTTGCGGGACTCGGCTTGGGTCACAAGAAAGGAAAGAAGGTCATTCGTGTTTTGTATTGTCGTGGTCATGTCTTAGGTGTTGTTTGACCAACCGTACTGATTGCCACGCGGGTGAATCGTGAAGATGCACTTAGCTTCCGCGCCGGGTTGTGCGTCAATTTGGAACTGACTCACGCGACCGTTGAAAGCATAGGCAACCACGTTCGTGCCGTCATAGGCCGACACCACGAAGGTGCGGTCAATCGTGCC